AGAAAATAATGAAATAGAACCAGAGAATGCTTTCGGTGATTCATTAGATACTGAAGAAGATGATTCTGATGTTAATGAATTCATGGAAGACGAAGAAGAGAGTGAAGAGAGTGAAGAGAGTGAAGTTACTTTAACTTTAGATAAAGAAATGGCTGAAAAACTCATCGAAATCTTACAATCTGCTATAGGTGGAGAAGACGATTCTGAATCAGAAGAAGAAGAAAATAACGAAGAAGATTATATGAGTGACGATTCAGAAGAGTCTGATGAAGAGTCTGATGAAGAGAAAACATTTCCAGAATCATTTGTAATGGATGACGCTGAAGAATTAGGCGAACCTCTCGTTGACACCGAAAAACTCAATGCTGGAATGAACAATCCAAAAAATGGTGTAGTTTCTGGAAATGTTAAAGCTAAAAAGAAAACAGCAGAAACACCACAAGTAGGAAAAGGTACTGATGGAAAATTAAAATCACATAACGTTAAAAAAGGAGTTTCTGTTTTAACTAAAAAGAAACAAGAAGTAAGTGGTGGAGTAAATAAAGGTAAAATGTTATTTGATAATAAATAATCTACACTAAAGATATTAAAAAATAAAAAACCCCGTATATTACGGGGTTTTTTTATATAAATATATAAAATGACTTTTCTAGAATTTTTTAATTTAAAAAATATTACTTCAACTAATACTGGATCTTTATCTAAAGATGAACGAGAGCATAGACACCAAAAAAGTAATTATGCTATAAACCAAATATCAGGAAAAACCAAAAAGCCGTATGGTGTAGCTAGATACTTAATTAAAAAAGATGATGACATAAACAAATGTAAAACTACAAAGGTTGATGTCCCTATTAGCGTAGCACGAGCTATAGAACTTCGTAAGTATGGTACTCCGACTAAAGAAGAACCAGAAAAAGCTATAAAGCAAACCGGAGTTTATATTATTATGAATCCAAATGGATCTTATAAGTTATCATTTAAAGGAGATAATCATGGAAAAAGTAAGATTCTTAGATAAAAGTAGAAATTTACAAGAAAGAAAAAACTTTTCTAATTGGTGGAAAGAACAAATAAATCTTTACGGACAAGAAGTAAATTATTTTTCAAATTTATTTAATTTATCTTCTATGAATGTTTTGTATGGTGAAGATGTGGCTTCTGGATACTCCGAAGGTAAAAAACTAATAGTTCAATTAAATATAAACAATGACGCTTATTTGTTATCAAAATTTGGCGTTTTAGCCGACAGTGATATGTCGGGTGTCATACATCCAAATATGTATGAAGAGTTGTTTGGTTCTGGATCTGAACCTAAAATGGGTGATTTAATGGAATTATCAGAATTTGGATCAGATCGAATAAACTTTCCAAAGAGAGGAAGTACCGTTTATGAATTAACGGAGGTTATAGATGAATTTCAATTAAATGCAATTGGTGGTCACTACGTATGGTTTTTTAAAGCTAAAAGATATGATTTCTCTTATGAGAATAATTCTCCTGGTGCTGGACAAGGTAACATCCAAAATAATGATAATGATATTGTAGAAGAAATATCAAAAAATAATTTTAATTATGATGAAGATAATCTATGTAGTGATAATACCGTTTATGGTGATTACTAATCTTTATCGTCAAAATAAAAATTAAAATTATATTCCTGTTCCATTATTTTTCTTAAATACATATCTTGAGTCGATTCGATGTATTTGTTAATAGCTATTGGTTTTAGCTTTTTGTGAAAAGCTACACCCCTTCTTTCTGCATTATCAGCTATCATGTTTATAGCCTCATAAAGTGCTATCCACCTAGCCCATTTTAATGAATCTTCTTGAATTGTTGACAGTGTATTTTTATTCATTTTCATTATCTAGTAATTCTTTTCCTTTTAGAGAAATTCCTTTTGAAGATGTTGGTATTTGAGGTAATTCAGTTTGTCTAGCGACAACAAATTGAATTCTTACTGAATTTTTCTTCTCACACTTAGAACAAATGAATTCTGATACTTCTAATTCATCAGGAATAAAGGTCATTATATTTTTTTGGTTGCAGTAAGCACATTCTAAGATTGTTGATAAGTTCTCCAAAGCATCTAATTCTTTTTGCATTGTTTGTTGTTTTAAATATGAATTTATAACACCCGCAGCAAATGAGAATAAAATATACTGACACGAAAAAGCCAATAAAAAAGTTGTTAAAAAATTACCCCCAATGTTCATAACAGCCAAGGATATTATTGTTGAAATCACTACAACGATTGCTGTAGATTTTAAAAAATACTTAAAATTCATATCTAAATAAGAGTATAAAAATTTTACCGATTTGTCAACGTTATTTGTTGGGTATTTTTATTTTTACTTCTGTTCTTTTGAAAGAGTCTGGGTTTGTATTATTAGAAGAATTTAATTTTATTTGTGGGGTTGGTTTTTGAGATAAATCTAAATTTTTTTCTACTTCTATTGCTATATTTTTTATGGCATTTAAAACTTTTTTTGAAAAATTAAAAATATTTTTTAATTTTCTTTTTTGTTCTGGGTTTAGTGCTGGATTGGATCTGGCTTTATTAATTTTATCTGCTACAGTAGCTGTAAATATAAATGAATTAGACATATCGTCTGTGATATTTTGAAGCTCCCAAGGATATGATTGTGGACGTTCTGGTGAATTTGCATCGTCATTGGGGGATAACGGATTTGATTGGTATGGGTGATGGTATCCATCTCTGGATGAAACCGGTGCAAAATCTTTTCTAGGCGCGGAACTAGTCGCTGGATACGTTTTATTTATGTTAGTATCGTAAATTTCGTTTACTAACTTATTAAAGTTCATTTTACTACACCAACTTTGGTAAGATTTCCACATCTAGCGCAAACCCATCTGCACTCTTTGATTACTTCTTTTGATTGATGATTTGTTCTTGGGGTTACTTTACCTTGAACAAACGCACCACAAAAAGTGCATCCGATTGGTTTATTCTCTAATATTTGATATTGCGGAGTATTTGATTTCATAATATATACTTACTTTTTAAATTTCTATTTTTTATGTTCTTCTATTTTGGGGATTATTAATTCTTTAAATTTATGAGTTATAAACTTACATAATTCGGATCTAACGATGTCTGCTTCTGTTAATTCCATACAAATAATACCATTTTCTCTTGATTCTTCATTGTTGAATAAATCATAAACCTTACTAAAGCCAGATTTTCCATATGGTAAATCACTTTGTTCTGGATCACCACATAGAAATACTTTAGAAAATTCACCTATTCTACTCATGATTGTTTGTAGTTCTTTAGTAGAAAAATTTTGAACTTCGTCAGCACAAACAAATTTTGCAGAAAAATGTAAACCTCTTGCGAAATTTATTGGACATATTGTTAATCTATTGTCTTTTTGTAGTCTATCTACATTAGGTTTACTTAAAAGTTCTGAAAATTTATCATGAAATGGTGTCAAATATACATTGAATTTTTCCATAATATCCCCCGGTAAAAACCCTAATTTTGAATCCGATGATTCAACGGCGGATCTTACTAACACTAGATCTGAAACTCTTCTTTTGTTTAGAAGAGTTAATCCACAATACATCGCTAAAATAGTTTTGCTGGTTCCCGCTGGCCCCTTTAGTAAAAGAACTTTTGTGTTTTTGTCTAAAAAATTAGAAATAATTTGTTTTTGTTTTTCTGTCCAAGGTAATTCTTTAATTGATAAATCAAAATTTATTTTTTCTTTTTGAAAAACATATGGAGAATTATCATTGGTTTCATTCGAATTATTCAATTCAATAGAATTGACCGTTTTTCGATTTTTTTTATTTTTCATTAATAATGATTAAGCCTTTGGTCCCTGAGAGGTATACGCTGAAGATGAAACTTGTGTTTGCTTTTGATTTGTATTTGTTGATGATGTTGATGATTGATCTGGTTCTTTTTCTGGTTGTTGTGATGCGCTACCGGTTTTTAATTGATTTACAATTTTACTATAGATGTCTGGATTTTGTTTACTTAAAGTGTCTAAGAATGTAGACACGCTATTTTCATCTGTTAAATTTATTGAATTTATATCTTTATTTAATTGAGGTAATAGTTTAGAAAGCACGTCTGCAACTTTTTTGAGTTCCATGTTTGGTGCTATATTTACATTTTTAAAATTTGCTGGATTTATATTGGTTGCCACTTGATTAGCGCCAATTTGTTCTGTTATATATTTTTTAATTATATTTTCAAATTTACTCATAAACTTATGATCACATATTTATTTCTTTTTTACAAGACTGAAATTACCAATTTTTGCAACTTAGATATTTGGCGGTTCCTGGTTTTGCAGATGAACATTTATGTCTTGCTCTAAAACTTTTTTTTCTTTTAGTATTTCCTGATTTTCCAGTAACCTTAACGCCTTTTTGACCGAAGTGTACTCGTTTATACCCCTTGCCTTTTGGGTTCTTAACGCATTGCATCCATTTTTTCCCCTTTGCAGTTGATGATGCTTTTTTAGTTGGTCCGGTGCATTTAGATTCTTCTAATAATGAGGAAACCAATAAGTCAAAATTATGTGTATTCATTTACAGTATATTTACTCTTAAAATAAAACTTTTAAACAAAATATAAAAAATGATATTTTTAAAAGATAAATATTGATATAACATATGGCATCAAGAACTATAGCATCACCCGGCGTACAAATTACAGAACAAGATTTATCAATTATAACAAGACCAATCGGATCTACCGACGTTTTAATAACTGGCTTTGCTCCGCAAGGACCGACCGAAGATGTTGTTAATATTTCTGATATTTCGGAATTTGAACAGATATATGGAGCACCAACAAATTCAGCCGAAAGATATTTATATCATTCCGCAAAACAAATATTAAATACTTCTCCTGCGAATTTATTGGTTTCCAGACTACCTTATGGATCAGATCTAGGTGATGGGTATTCTAATAAATATAGTGCTTTGATATATCCAGTATCTGCGGTTTATCAAAAAACATTTGAACAAAAATTAGGAACAATTCAATCTCAAGAGTTCGTTATTGGTAATACAAGAGAAGATCTATTAAATTTAATTTCTATTTTACCTGTTTTTGGAACCTCTATTGCTGCTACAACAACAGCAGCAATAGTTGAAAACTTTAATCAAGGTCAGTATATAAAATCATCCGGTGCTATAGAAAATGCAATTATCGGCGAATCTTTATCGTTGGGAACATCATATAAAATTGTAACCATAACAGATTCCACTTTATTAGATTTGGAAGTTTCTCTTGGAAATATAGTTTGGGATGATTCTTATGTGGGTTGGGATGGAAATGAAGCTGATTATACTTTATACAAATCTTATTCTTCTTCTTTAGTTTCAGATGAAACTTATTATAAATCTGTTACATCAACTGATGGCGTAAACTATACAGTAAACTTAACAGCATATGAAATCATTAGAAATCCAGTTTATAACTATAGAATAGATTTAACCTCATATTCTCCAGCTGGTTCTACGTTCGTAACTGAAACTTCATCAGTACAAAAACTTGAAGATGCAACTACATATGTATTACAAGCTCCAACAACTATATTATTATCAGATTCTGAATATCAAGATATAATTTCTGGAAATATTACTTGGAATAAATTTGTTTCAAATAGTTATACTTTATCAACATATTCTGATATAGGAAAATCAGCGATGATTGTTTTAAACACCGCTAAAAGAAGTATTAATAATTTATTTGAGGGGTACTATGTAGGTATTGCTGATAATTCTAATATTAATCCAGCTACAGATTTTGACAGCATCAAAAAAATATATACAAATCATTCTAATAACTCTTCTGCTATCACGCCATCTTCATATGTTGAAATACCAGAATCAAGATTTAATTTTAAATTATCCGCTGATTCTGCAAATTTTTCATCTGGAGCTAGTATATCTGAAAGTCTTGAAAGTTATCCAACTGGATATGATTTCTCGGTTGAATCATACGAAAGATTTAAAGATAGTTTGATAATGGTTTTATATAAATTAAGAACATCTATTTATAACCAAGATACAATAACTTTAGATTATTCTATAATCGAGGGGTATGCCGGTTCTTTATACTCGAAAAGGACTCAAAACAACCCTACATTTGGTAGTCCAAATTCATTCTTCTTAGATAATGTAGTTGAAAAAACATCAAATAATATAAAAGTTATTACAAATCCATATATCTCAAAATATGGCACATGGACTGAAAATGACGGAAAACCAGCCAAAAAAGTAATGGTTGGGGAATCAACTAAAGCATTATTCCCTTCTGGTGTTTATACTCCAGAAAATAGTAATGCATCAAAAAATTTAGGCAATGTTCCTTTGAAATTACAAAGAGTTCTAAACCAAATTCAAAATGATGATACTATAAATATAGACGTTGTAGCTGAATGTGGTTTAGGTACAATATGGGTAGGAGCTAAATCTAAAAAACAACAAGAATCATTAGACGAATATATTTTTGATGAAACTCACCCAGTTGATATTTCAGAATTAAAAAATACATCTGGTGACGTTGTGGTTGGTGTAAATGCCGATTACGCTCAAGTGTCAAATAAATTCTTAACCTTTGTTTCCGACCGAAAAGATCATGTCTTTATTGCTGATCCGTTAAGATACATATTCGTGCAAGGAAAAGATTTTAAAGCTTCTGCTAGAAAAAATTCTTATATATTTTCAACTGATATATATTGGCCTTTGAAAAATCAATTTGCGGGAGTCCAATCTAGTTATGCATGTACTTATGGAAATTGGCTTAAAACCACAGATGATATCTCTGATCAGTTTGTATGGGTTCCGTCTTCTGGATATGCTGCTTCGATATTTGCATCAACATCTCAACAATCATTCCCATGGACCGCTCCTGCTGGTTTAAATAGAGGTACCCTGATAAACGTATTCGACGTTGGAATAGATGCAAACCAAAAACAAGCTGATTTATTATATAAAATAAATGTAAATCCAATTTCGTTCTTTGGAAATGATGGTTATGCTATTTTTGGTCAAAAAACATTATACCGTAAACCTTCTGCGTTCGATAGAATTAATGTTCGTAGATTGTTCTTAACACTTGAAAAGGAAACAAAACAATTATTGAAATACTATGTGTTTGAAGCAAATACATTCACAACAAGACAACGTTTAATTGGATCTTTAGAACCAACATTTGATAAGGCTAAATTAAATGATGGATTGTATGAATATCAAATAATATGTGATGAAAGAAACAACACTCCAGATGTTATTGATAACAATGAATTGAAAATTTCAATTTATATCAAACCAGTAAGAACCGCCGAATTTATCTTGGCGGACTTCATTGGTACAAGAACTGGAGTTTCATTCTCAGAATTAATCGGATAATAACTATAGAAAGATAAATATAAATATATGGCTGGATTATTAGACACAACTGGAATCGAAAACTTCTACAACGCAGCATCAACATATGATTTTGCTAGACAAAATCTTTTTAGAGTTGTTTCATTAGGGGGTAATAAATTTACCCCAAATGAATTGATGTATATTACGACAACGACTTTACCCGGTCGAGCTATTAATAATTTTCAAGTTCCTTTTATGGGACTTCAATTTAATGTACCCGGAACTGCAAACTATCCAAATTCAAACGGTTGGAATGTAACATTTAGAATTCCTCAAAATCTTTCAATAAGAAAAAAATTTGAGGATTGGACTCGTTTAGTTTTTGATGATGTTACTAGCACAGGTGCTTATAATATTCCAAGTAAAGATATATCAAATCAAATTATAATAACACTAATTGATAAAAATGGAAACGCATTAAGAACATATACATTATATGGTGCATATTGTGTCAGTACCGGAGATATGACATTAGATGTTACTACCGCAGGGGAAATAGTAACTCAACAAGTAACATTAGCATATCAATATTGGAGAACTAACTAATACTTTTTAAATAAGTATTATTGTGGCTTTAGGTTTAGTACAAACAAGAAATCCTTACGATTACTATTTAGATCTTTTAGGTCAATGGCAAACCAATATTGCGTTGGCGAGTCAATGGTTTATTTATTTCAATTTTGACTCTTTAAAAAGAAATGGACTTTTCAGATCATTCGAACTTACATTAAATGATTGGGAGGAAAGTAAATGGAAAATAAATTCAAATGTTACTAGACAATTAACTGATGGTAGATTGCAACATACGTCAAATAGTTTAGTGGGATGTATTTTTGCTAAACAGGTTTCTTTACCAAAAGAAGACGTAAACGTATCACATGAAGGATTAAATTATGGTGGGTATCAATCTCCAATAATAGCTTCAACAAGAAGTCCATATCAAAATTTTTCAGTGACTATGATAGAGACAAATGCATCTTTTTTAGATTTAATAATAAGACCTTGGATAATATCAGTTGGGTATAATGGATTGGTAGCCAGAAAAAAAAGTTCATATAAATACGTAAAAGCCGATTATGCTGATGTAGTTATGTTAGCAAAAGCTGGTCCTAATACAAAAATGACTATAAGGAAAATATATAGATTTTATAATGTAGCGCCGGTTTCTATTCAAGGAGAAGAATATTCATATGCTGGAGATGGTATGAAATATAGTTCGGTTGGTTTTGCATATGACAAATATTCAATATCAGATAAAAATAGTGGATATTATTTAAATTTTGACTAATTTTAATTTTATTATAAGTTTATAGTAATGGATTACTATACTCATATATTAGATCTCCCTTTTTCTAAAAAGAAGATAATATTTAAAGAATTAAATACACAGGATCAAATAATTCTTTCTAAAATAAATCTTACAACGTCATACACTTTAGAGGGATATTTAGAATATTTTGAATTTATTTATGATGTAATAAAAAACTGCATAAAAAATAAAAATGATTACGAAGATTTAGATTTTATAGAGTTTGTAATGTTATTAACTAAAATAAGATCCATAAGCATAGGTTCAAATATAGAACTTTTATTTGACAGCAAGGAATCGGAAATAAAAACGCAAAAAATAAATATAAATTTAAACTATTTTATTAAAAAACTTTATGATATTGGAAATCTTTTTTATTTAAATGATTTTAATATCATTGATGATTTTAATATGAAAATCAAATTAAAAATGCCATCGGTTAAAAATATAAATATATTTTGTGAAGAAAATATATCTGAAAAATATAGTGATGGTTTAATAGAATTTATAGACTTTATAGAGTTTAAAAACAAAAAATTAAATTTTTCAGATTTCAGTAATGAACAAAAAAACGATTTTTTTGAAAAACTTCCATTAAAAATAAAACAAACTATTCAAAATAAAATAATAACATTTTTAAAGTTTTTATCAGATGAAAATCTCTTAGGATTGGAACAATTTAAAGATCAAAAGTTTAGCATTTACAATTTAACTTTTGTTTACTTCTTGAGGTTGTTTTTTTGTTATGATATAAAAACAATTTTTACTGAAACTCATTATATGTGTAATAATGGGTTTACTCCACAATACATTATGAATATTTCACCCTCTGAAAGAAATTTATACTTGTCTATTATAAATGAATATAATAAATCGAAATCGGGAAAAACAGATTCAGGAAATCAACAAATAGGAAATAATCGAAGTTTAGAAGATTTAGCACTTGAATTTAATTCATAATAATATAAATAAAAAATATGGAAGATGATAATAATATTTTAAATTTTGATGATGCGTTAAGTTTAATAGATAAAATATCCGAAGAATTTAAGGTAGAGGTTTGGGTTCCTTCTTTACATAAAAATATATGGTTTAAAGAATTAGATGCAAAACAACAAAAGAATTTTTTCTCTATTGTTGTTGACGAATCTATATACGCTTCCAAGTTTTCTAGTGTTTTTTATGAAATTTTAAAAACAAACTTAATAGAATCTGATGGGTTTAAATCTGATGATTTAGAGAAATTAGATGTTATAGATAAGTCCTGTATTGCTATCTGTTTCAGAAAACAGATATCAAATAAATTAAAAGTTGTTTTTGATAAAGATAAAAACATTTCTAATGAAGTGTTATTAGATGATATAATTTCTAAGTTTAAAACATTAAAATATCAAAAAACAATTCAAATTGAATCTAAAAACAATTCTATAAAAGTAGAATTATCTTTGCCTACAATAAAAGAAGAATCAGAATATGATGGTGAAGTATCTAAGAATTTAAATAAAAACAATAATAAAACAGAACAAGAAATAAAAAATATAGTAATTGATGCTTTTTTAACAGAAACTTCAAAATATATAAATAAAATAGTTATATCAAATCAAGAGATTTTATTTAAAAGTTTAACGTTAAATCAAAAAATAAGAATAACCGAAAAGATACCTGCGGTTATTTTACAGAAAATATTAGATTCTGCTTCCAGTTGGAAAAAATTAGTTGATGAGGTTTTAACTGTTAAACATGAAGAATATACATCTACTATATCTGTAGATGGTATTTTATTTTTAAATTAATGAAATATTAAAAGCCGTATAAGTATATTATATGGCTGATATTTCAGAAGAATTATTAGATAAATTAAATATTGATGGTAGTTTAACCGCAAAGGAATTTGCGCATATGATTCTTTTTGAGAATGATAAATCTGACATTGATGAAATAAGAAGAAATTTTAAGAAAAACTTTTTAGATAAATTCAGAAAAGAATTAGATGAAATTAAAACAAAAGATATTAAACAAATTTTTGACCCGTTGAATTTATCTGACATATTAAGAGATCCGGAAGCATTAAGAGAAGAATTTAAAGAATATAAAAATAAATTAAGAAAAGAATTAAGAAAGGCTAAAAAGAAACTAGATGATGGTGCTTTAGATTTAGGTGCTTCTTTAGGTCTAAATATTTCAAATAAAGGCGGAACCGAAGAACAAAAAACATTTGGTGAAAAGCCTATCAAAATAGAATTTAGCGAAGATACCAATAAATTTATATCTGATCTTTTTGTTAAATATTCCGCGTTTAAAGATAAAGAAATAAAAGAAAAAGAAGACAAAGAAAAACAATTAAAATCTGGGTTTTCTATGTTAGATCTTATAACTTTGGCTATTGGGGGTGGTTTATTAGCATATTATTGGAACTCCCATATAAGACCATACCTAGAAGAAAAATTCGACTTTATGGGTCGATTAGAAGGTATCTTTAATGGATTTGAAAAATTTATATATGTAAGTGTACCTAAACTTATATTAAATGTAGTTGGCGGTTCTCTAGAAAGAATTGATAAAGTAATACAAGTCGTAAAAACCGGAATAAAAACACTATTTGGGTTTGGGTCTAAAGCCGCAACCGAATTAGCCGCTGAAGGTGCTTCTAAAGCTGGAGTTAGTTTAGCGGGAAAGGCGGCTACTACTGCGGCCGGACAGGTTGCTACAGAAGCTGTAGTTGAGACTGGCGTTAAAGCTGCAACATCTGGAGTTTCAAAAGGATTAATTGGAAAATTAGGTGGTACATTTTTAAAATTAGCTAAAGGTATTCCTCTTATTGGTGCTTTTATTAGTGTTGGGTTTGCGCAAAAAAGAATGGAAGAAGGTGATACTGTTGGTGCGGTCATAGATTATATAGGTGCATTAGGAAGCCTTATGGAAATAATTCCTTTTCCTCCAGTTGCGATTGCCGGTGCTGCTTTAAGCTGGGGGGCAATAGGATTAAATGCGCTTTTAGATTTAAAAGCCGAAGGAAATACCCCTCAAGAAAAAAACGCAAGTAAATTTAATACGTTAAAAAGTTGGGTAGCTGCACCTTTTAAATTTTTATTAAATTTAGGTTGGGTTAAATCAATAATGAATGCCGGTAAAGGATTATGGATGTTTGGAGACGGTGCTATATCTGGAAATACATCAGGCACTATATCCGGCTTAAAAACATTACAAGATAGTTTTCTTTCTCCTATAGCTAATATGCTTTTGCCTATTTATGAAAGTAATACGGTAATAGATGTAAAGACCGGAAATAAAAAATTTGATTGGAATGCTATATGGAAAGATTGGATGAAAAAAATATTAAAAAAATTACCAGATTGGTTATATGACATAGTAGCTCCATATGTTATAGGAGACGGAGAACCTAGCATACAAAGTATTGATAAAACAAAAATTGCCAATAAATCAGAATCAATGGATGCTAGAATGTCTACTAATAAACAGATAGACGAATTAGAATCTATAAAATATGTAGATAAAGAAAAAGAGAAAGAAAGATTAAATAACATTAAGATATTAAAAGATAATATATCGGCTTTAGATGAAGTGGATAAAATGTTAGCTGAACAATCAGCAAAAAATTCTAAATTTAGAAGAGAAAAAGACGCCTCAGATGAACCGCAAAATAGACCATGGCCCTACGATCAAATGAATGACGGAGAAGCGGAAATAAAAATAGGACAAAATCGAATAAAAGTAAATCCTCAAGACACGATTAATCTTATAGCATCAAAACCCGACGGTGCTTTTTCTGAAGTATTTAAAAATTTAGGAACTGGATTTGAACAAATGGTTAAAGAAGTTAAAAACTTAGGTACAACTCTAAATCAAAATTCGAGAGGTAATAGTTCATATGTATCAATAAATGGGGCTGGAAATCAGATAAATCCATTTACTATAATGGATGATGGTCCATTACGAGCCAGAAGATCATATCTTTCAACAACACCAAGAGTAATATAGTATGACCCCAATAACAAATAATAAATTTTTCAGAACTGTTGAAAAACAATATTCTTTCTTTGATAGAAAAATAGCCAAGTCTTATATAAAAGCAGTCCCAAATGGGGGAAAACAAGTTTTAAACATATGTGATGATTTTGATTGGAAAAATACAGGAAGTACTGATGAAGTTCCGAAAATATTCGCATCAGAAAGAGAATTAATATATGGTTCTTATACAACTAGTATATTATCTTTATTTCAACAAACTGGTAATTTTTTAAATGGATTGGCGGGAGATTCAAAAGGAGGAACCGATATTTATCCTCAGTTATATTCTTCAGAATTAACCGGATTTAATTATATATTTCCTCATTTATTAACTACCGGAAATAATATATATAACGTTAATAATAGTTGGACAGCAAATACATCTTCTCCACAAACGTTTATAAATAGTTTAGCAGATGGTAAGGATTCTAATAACCCAATAACGGAAGCTGCTTTTAGTTTTGCTGCTGGAGCAGTAACGCCCGGTTTTGGATTTGATGATGTTTATTCATTTTCAAGTACTGCAAATAGAACGCTTAATGTTTCATTTCCTTTATATAATACATTATCATTAGATTCGGCATATAACAATTATTGTTTTGTAAATCTTTTTACATTTCAAAACTTAAAAACCAGAACATCATTGGCTACATATATACCACCGAAAATATATCAATTACATTATGGTAATACTCAAGGTGGATTTTATAGTCCTATATGCGTCGTTACAAACTTACAAATTGATTCGATTGGTACGACCAGAAAAATGACCGAATTTAGAAGTGACGGAATACCAGAAATTCTTATACCGGAAGCTTATAAAGTTAACATAACATTTATGGAATTAATTCAAAATAGTTCTAATATATTTGCTGGCGGCATAGGAGGAGATAAAATCGAAGTAACCAGTTTAGTTGGGGTTGCGAGAGATTTTAATAGAAAGGTTAAAGAGTGGACTAGTCCCCCAGAACCTAAAGAAGATGTTGCTGTTAACGAAATACCATCTCAGTCTGATTTTGATAATGCTTATAATGAAAAAAGTGGCAAAACATTTACCCCAATACAATAACTAAAAATTATGGAAATAAAAATAGAAAATCCAAATCGTAAAATATCTAAAACAAAATATGAAAATTTTTTCAATATGTATCAAGATGATGCGGGATTTAATTTTTATAATATTTTAAAGAATATAACCGTATTTCCAGCTAAAGATACTTCAGTTGAAGATGAATATATAGTTAAACCAAAAGATACATGGATTTTTATTGCATATAAATATTATGATAATATGAATTTATGGTGGTTGGTGTGTGAATATAATCAAATAAAAAACGCAACACAAATTCCAGAACCGGGCACTAAAATTAAGTTACTAAAACCGGAGTATGTTAGTGTTATAATAGATGAATTAAATAGGCAGATTAATAGATAAAGCTTTGTTTATATCGAAATAAAATCTAGCTATTATTTTCCTTCCATTTTTTCGTTTTACTTTTCCGTAGGCATAACAATATATTTTTCTTTTATACTTAAAAAGTAAACACGTAGGCATTAAATCTGAAAAAAAAGTTATTTCCATATCTATTTCCGGTCGAGTTAAAAAAAACTTTGTAATTTGTTCAGATGTTAAAATTTCTAAATTATCATTTTCTTGTAGGTATTTTAATTTTTCTTGTATTTTAGCCCATATCCCTTTTTTATCTACCACATCTAACTTTAAAATTTTCCATTTACTAATATATTTATAGACCTTATCGCCTCTACCTAAATTTATAAATTCTTGATTCCTATTCATTTTTTTATGATTTACTATAAATATTTATATAATTTATGGGTAGAAGAAAAAAAGAAGAAATTGAAAAGGTAGATCTATCTAATTTAGATAAAAAAGATATTTTAGTTGACGCATCATTCTATAAAGGAAATGAAAATTTATTAAGAGGAGACGCCCAAATTAAATGGAATCCGGAAATGATAGACGAATTTGAAAAATGTACAAAAAATATATTACATTTCGCGGAAAATTATTTTTTCATAAACACTATTGATGACGGAAAGAAAAAAATAGAATTATATAAATATCAAAAAAAATTATTAAGAGCTTTTAGAGATAATAGATTTAATATAATTCTTTCCAGTAGACAATCTGGAAAAGCATTAGCTTTAGATACTCCCATACCAACACCTAATGGTTTTGTTAAAATGGGAGATTTAAAAGATAACGACAATATATATGGTTTAGATGGAAAAATTTATAATGTAACAAAAGCGCATGATATATTGTATGATAGAGATTGTTATAAAATTACTTTCGATAATGGCGAAGAAATAGTTGCAGATGCTGAACACTTGTGGTATACACAAACAAAAACTGACAGAAAAAGAAAATATGATAAAAAAGGTAGTGTAAAAACGACAAAAGAAATATTTAATACTTTATTTAATAAACAAAAAGAACCAAACCATAGAATACCAATGTGTTTAAATGGTATAAACTATAATAAAAAGGAATTGCCTATTGATCCTTATATTCTTGGATTGTGGTTAGGTGATGGTGCCACTGATGGTTCTAGAATAACAGTTGGTAAAAGAGACATAGAAGATACTGTTAAAATATTAGAAAACAATGAACAATTTAAAATTTTAAAAATACAAGAAGATAAAAAAGGTGTTTTTGCATTAAATCTTACAAATGAAAATAGAAAAGTAGATTCTTTACATACTATATTAAGAACCAATAATTTTTTAGGAAATAAGCATATACCAGAATCTTATTTGTTATCGTCCAGAGAACAAAGGCTTGAATTATTAAAAGGATTGATGGATTCTGATGGATATATTACACCTAAAGGACATGCTTATTTTTATAACACTAATTTAAAATTAGTTAAAGAAGTTCAAAAACTTATAACTAGTCTAGGATATAAATCATTTTATAAAGAAAAAATAGCCAAAATAAATGGAGTTGAATGTGGATTAGTTGGTTCGGTTTATTTTAAACCTAGAGAACTTGTTGTAAAATTATCATTTAAAGTTAATAGACTAAAAAACAATATAAGCAAAATTTCAGAATCTAGTAGAAACCAATTTCATTATATAAAAGATATACAAAAGATAGAAAGTGTTCCTGTTAGATGTATAACGGTAGATAGTCCAGATAGTTTATATTTATGTGGAAATACATTAATACCTACCCATAATACAACCACCATTACTATTTATGCATTGTGGATTGTATGCTTTCAATCCGATAAAAGAATAACTATTGTTGCTAATAAGGAATCAACCGCAAAGGAAATTTTTTCTAGAATTAAGATGTCATTTGAAGAACTTCCTGTTTGGATGAAACCGAGTGTTAAATCTTGGAGAAAAGATGGATTTCAGCTTGGTAATGATTCAGAAATAAAGGTTAGTACTTCTTCGTCATCTGGTCCTAGAGGTAGCACCTCAAATCTATTGATTATTGATGAGATGGCGCATTGTCCAAATGAAGTTATGCAAGAACTTTGGAAATCTGCTATTCCTATTATTTCATCCTCAAAAAAATCACAAATCGTAGTTATATCAACTCCTAACGGAACTGATAACAAATTTTATGAACTGTATAAAGAATCACAAAAAGAAAAAAGTTCTTGGCATTTAGAAACGGTTAACTGGTATGATGTTCCGGGTAGAGATGAAGAATGGAAACGAGAGACTTTAAGTTTGTTGAATAATAACATGGATGATTTTGAGCAAGAGTATTGCAATCGATTCCATGAGCCGGGTAAAACTGCGATTGATCCTGATCTTTTAAAATCATTGCAAGAACAATGTAGAGAGCCAATATACGTAATGGATAGTGGATGCTATAAAATATTTGAAGCTCCAAATCCAAGTGGTTTATATGTTGTTGGCGTTGATGTTGGAGAAGGTATAGGTAGAAGCAACACAGTAGCACAAATAATTGATGTTTCTGATTTAACAAACATAAAACAAGTTGGTGTTTATGCTTGTAACACAATAAGTCCTTATCATTTTGGAACTAGATTAATGGGAATTTTAGAGGATTGGGGAAGACCTCCGGTTTTAGTCGAAAACAATAATAATGGTCAACAAGTTTTAGATGTTCTAAATCATGCTCATAACTACGAATCTATAGTCAGTTACGATATACAAGGAAGTAAATTTTATAATAAAGAAAATAGACTTGGAATTTATAACCATACGAATACAAAATATAAAGGTGTTGTAAATTTTAGATATTGGACTAATAGTTTAAAAGCGGTTCGATATAATGATTTAGATACTTTATTGGAAATGGAAACATTCGTTAAGATGCCAAATTTTACTTTCAGTAAAAGAAAAGACACTGATAAAGATGACAGAATTATGTCTATGATATGGGCTTTATTTATTCTTGATCCATCATTAGCGGAAAAATACTATATAATAAATGAATTTGACGATCAAGGTAGACCTTTAAAATTAACATCATTAATAAATAATTCAGAATTAATTAAAAAAAGCCCTTTATTTGATGGAAAAATTTCTTTAGTTAAAAGAAATGCTAATAATAATATAAATGCAACATATTCTCACGTTGGTTCTTTCACACCAAATCAAATATCAACTGAAGATGAATCTGATTTAATGTCTTGGTTATTAAAATGGGGTAATAATAAAAATGACCCAACCAGTTTAAAAGAAGAAGAAAAAGTAAATATAAATGAAACATTTTACCCTATAGTATTTTAAATCCATGTATCAAACCGCATTAAATAGATCTAGAAATGATAAATTTACTCTTGTAGTAGAATTACCACCCAAATTAAAAAAGAGTTATGATCCTATTTTAAAAGGAGAAAACAAAATAGATTCTTTACAGTTTTCTATAATTGGATCACCAGTTCCGGAAGTTAAAATTCCTGCTATAGACGTATCTTATGGAGGCCAATTTTATAAAGCATCATCAACATCCAGACCTGTCTATAGCGATTTAAATATAAAATTTTTAGTTGATAGTGGATATAAAAATTATTGGATATTATGGAAATGGTTAGATTTATTTAATGATTTTAAAAAAGGAGGGACTTCGTTAACCGAAGCAATTAATATTCCAGTTTTAAAAGATGAAATTCCGATTTTAGATTCTCCAATGACCGAGTTCGTATCGAAATTTTGGATTTTTGGCTTGGATGAATATAATAATAAAATTATATCTTTTTCTTATACTGGTGCTTTTCCTACATCTTTAGGCGAATTAAGTTTTAATAATCAAAATGCAGATGAAATATTTTGTAATGTATCTTTTGCTTTTAACCAATTACACGTAAATCTGTTAAAAAACGTAAACGAATCAACATGCTGATATGAGTTTTCAAGATGTAAAAGGTAAAGGTCAAGTTACTCAAATAGGAAATCAATTCTATTATATAGAGGTTTGTTTTTATAATGGAGTTTATGAAAACCCAGTATTTTTACCTTTTAATATAATAGAAGAATTAATGATAAAGCAGAGTTTATCGCAATGGTGGACTACTGGGCATATTATTTTAAACAATGATTATCAATTTTTAGAAAAGGGCGCAGATCTAAAAAAACCAAGTGGAGAATGGTCTTCTATTAATGGATATATATGTGATCGACCAGACGGTAGAAATAAATTTTCTATTCGATTATATCCAACAAATATTTCGGATTCCCAAGCAAATGATTTTGTTAAGAGAAATATAGATGATTTTGAAATATGTCACGATTTTGTAGTATATGATGTTCAAGATGTTCCAACTCAAAATGCAGAAAAAAAATATAAAAAATATTATTTATGGGATGAAAGATATCAGCTATTCTT